GTAACGTATCCTCGGGTATTGAACCTATCTTTGCACTCAGCTATGAGCGTAAGGTTATGCAGAAGGATGGCTCTAAGATCACACAGGTTGTAGAGGACTACGGTGTTACCAAGTGGAAGCGAGACAACACAGGTGTTAAACTACCTGCCAGCTTCGTTACAGCACAGACACTGGAGCCTAACGCTCACGTCCGTATGCAAGCTGCAGCACAACGGTGGATTGATAGCTCTATCTCTAAGACTATCAACGTACCAGAGGACATCAACTTTGATGACTTCAAGCAGGTCTACATGGATGCCTATGATACGGGCTGTAAGGGTTGTACTACGTACCGTCCTAACGATGTCACTGGGTCTGTGCTTACAGCTACAGAAGAGGGGCAGATCGAGGAAGGTGGAGCCTGTGAGATTAAGTTCGATGAGAACTCAGGTCAGTTGATTCGCTCTTGTGAGTGACTTGACATAACACCCTGAGTACTTTACTATTACAAGTATACCCTGAGTAAGGGTCTGGCCAGGGGTGTAGGTCAGCATGAGAAGACTTAGCGGTTTGATCTAGACTTACACTTAACTACTCTGTGGAGGTTTCCCGCTGCCACATAAAACAATACGGCGGGGCCAACATTTCAAAGGAACCTCAATGGCACAGCAACGCGCTAAACCAAAGACAATAAGAGCCGTTACTAAGTTCGACTCTGCAAAGAAGTCCATCAGTATTCTACCTAAGACAGATAAACAAGAGGAGTACATCAAGGCAATACTTGGTAAGGACACACAGATTGTTTGCTTTGGTCCCTCTGGCACAGGTAAGACTTATGTGGTCTCTAGTCTAGCGGCCTCGCTGTACAACGAAAAGAAAATCAAGAAGATCATTATCACTCGACCGCATGTTGAAGTAGGTGGTGAGAAGATAGGTTTCTTAAAAGGAGACTTCCGAGATAAGACAGAACCTTGGGCACTACCAGTGCTTGATGTACTAGAAGAACACCTAGGTAAAGGTGTAGTAGATACAGGTATCAAGAACGGTAACATTGAGATCGCCCCTGTAGGTATGATGCGTGGCCGCTCCTTCAAAGAAACCTTTATCATCTGCGATGAGGCCCAGAACTTAACCTTGTCACAACTCAAGATGTTGTTAACTCGCGTTGGAGAAGACTCTAAGATCATTGTCAGTGGCGACATTATGCAGTCAGACCTCAAGGTTACAGACGGGTTGACAACTATACTTGGGATGGTCAAGAAGTATGGCCTACCTGTACCCTTGATTGAGTTCGGTGTCGAAGATATTGTTAGAAGCGCCTTTACTAGAATGTGGGTAGAGGTGTTCATTAAGGAGAAGGTGTGAGGTATATCATAGAGACAGGTGTGCTTGATAATGTAGAAGTTGGTATAGATGCAATACGGACACTAGCTAAACAACCAGAGCTAGACCAGATGGCGGTAAGGTTTAACAAAGGTGGTGACTGGTTTGTCAAGGAGACAAAGACAGGTTACTCAGCAAAACAAGTGGAGTTTATACATGACGAAAGCAATGGAGAGTCTAGCTAAAGGAATAGGCATGGAGTACAACGCAGTGAGCAAACCAGCGCACTACAACCACAGTGACGGTATCGAGTGTATTGAGTATATCAAACAGGTACTAGGTAAGGAAGGCTTCGTGGCATACTGTCGGGGCAATCTCATCAAGTACAACCACCGAGCTATGTACAAAGGTAATCCCACCGAAGACCTAGCTAAAGCCCAACAGTACTTGGAGTGGGCTAATGAAACACTGAAGGAGATTCACAAATGATCACACTGATGGTTCTAAACTGCCTAGCTTCAGACCCAACTCAATGTCGCGTTAGTGTTAATACTGACCTTTTTTATATAGACACGCCATACTGTGAAGCCGCATTGCCTAATTACGTTCAATGGCTCTCTGTAAATAGACCAGAGATGGTTATGGTAGCCTATCTTTGTCATGAATGGGGTGTTCCTTCTTGACAACAACCCTAGATTGCTTTACTATTGTAGTACCAGTAACAAAAGGAAATAAGTATGGATAAAGTAAGCCTCAAGTACCAAGTGTTTAACCACCTCTGTTTGTCTAACCTGGAGTTCTCCTCACCACAAGAGTTCATGGAGTTGTTCCAACAGGCCACAGATTATATTGGTGAGGGTGCTACCTTCGATGAAGACACACGGCAGACCAACCTTAACCTAGTGAACTAATGTCGAGGAAGAAGCAGAAGCTAACACCCAAGGTAGAACCAGTAGACATTAAGCCACCCGTTGAACCACCCAAGAGGGCACCATCTAAGGGTAGGCCACGGTCTGCAATAACACTGAGGGACCACTACCTAGCCGCTATACTCTCAGGTCTCCTAAGTAAACCCTATCGGGAAGGTGACCAAGAGAGCATAAAAAAAGAGGCCAACCTTTGGGCTGACCTCATGTTAAAAGAAGACTGATACAAGGGGGTTCCGAAAGGTTCCCCCTTTTACTTATTATCGACCAAGGGCATCGTCTAGGATGTTGTCTATTAGGTCACCACCTGCGTCTGCATTCTCTTTAATGAACCAGATAAGAACCTCAAGTTGTTTCTCATCCATGTCTGACAGCTCACTCTCACTGATACCAAAAGCGTCAAGTGTCTGCATGTAGTTGTCCCTACCTCGGGAACGTAGTCCCGTTACCTGCCAGATAAGCTCTGCCTTCTTAAGGTCAGACCCTGGAGCCTGTGATTTGAGCATGTCTCTCACAGCACCCCTAGCACCCTCTTCGCTACCAAGAAGTTTTTGTAGTGTATCCTGCTTAGTCTTAAGGTCTAGGCTGTCCCACCGACCACCTTCAAACAAGGCTGTAGCCATCATCTCAAGGTATGGGAAGACGTACTCGTTGACAATGTTCTGTGCCTCAGGGCTGCCTACCCTTAGTTCCGTCTGCCACTGAGGGCGACCAACATCGTTAAACAGCCTCTGGATATTACTTGCGGGCGCTACCGAGCGTACACCAAAGACACGCTCCATGCCAGCCCCAACATCCCTGTTGTTCGTAGCACTTTCCTTTTCAACACGGTAGCCTTCAGTACCTGGGATGTTCTCCAAGCCAATGAGACTGTCAAAGATTTGATCAGTATACCGTAGGGCGTTGTTCAGTTGCTTGTTACCGATGTTACGTGTAGGCTCTATGTAGTTCTCACCCTCAGCAAAAGCTAAGGCTGTGTTCACTGGGTCTGCAAAGCGTGTCATACCTGAGACATACATACTAACAGAAGCACCAAGAGCAGTGCCAACAGCTTTCAGTGTCTCACCTTCTTCACCAGAGGCCATGCTTGAGATAGCTTCTTGCACACTACCAGCAGCATCACCAAGGTTCTGGAATACGTCTTGGCCTGCAAACTTCTGCATAAAGTCTTCAAGCAAACCTGGTGGGATAGCACCGTCACGTTTGATGTGAGCACCAATGCGACCAGCCATCTTCCAGAATGACAGAGGATAGTCGTACATACGTGTAACAACCTTACCGTCTGGACCACGGGATTCATGCCAAGCTAGACCATCCTCAAGGTTCTGTTCCTCTTCGGATGTAGCCCAAGCAAAGGCAGACCAACCAACAGCAGCCTTAGTGAACAACTCCATAGGGTCTTCCACGTTCTTGAAGCCCTTGAAGAAAGGACTAAGCACTAGGTTAGCGCCTGAGTAGTCGTACATAAAAGCAATAGTGTTGTTGAAGAACTGTCCAAAGGGTACAAGAGCACCAAGGATAGGCACGTTACGCATATCCTCAATGGTACCAGCAACAAACTTTAGGAAGCTCTTAGGATCACCTGGCTTAGGTCCATACTTACGTGCGTACACGTTGCCTAGTGCAGCCTCTACAGCACCACCTTCGACCTCTAGGTAGTCAGTGTACTTAGACCTCTTAGGGTTCATAAGGATATCAGCAATGTCGTCTTGACGCATGAAGTCACCCCAAGACATACCGTACTTGAGACGAATGTTCTTGTCTAAGGCGTATGCAAACTCCTGGGTCTTGGTCAACATGTCCTGAGCGGACACACCGTAAG